CCATAATGAAAACCGTTACCATTAATAACAAACTTAACGTGCAAACGAGCACGCAAAAGCTTATAGTTGCAAATACGGTTAATCACTCTAACGTTCTCAAAATACAACTTCCAAGGGTTGAAGAAATCGAACAGTGTGAGGCCCGTGCCCCACTCATATTCGACCACTTTAAGGGGTCGCGAGAAAAATGCATTCAAATCAGCATCATTGGTATCACGGTGGGTATGAATGTCATCACTACCACTAGCAATGTCCACAACGTAATTCTCCATCTGGTCACGAAAGCGCACATTATGTTCTTTATGCGCTGTTGGTGCTGAATACATTTTAAGAGCCGAAACGGTTCCAGACTGCGGTTTGAATAGACCACAGCCATAACAACCATCCGGCGTAGGCGTCTTTTCACGAGTCGCCTGGGTACTCGTATTTGCCCTCACACGAGACAAGAGATTAGTAACATCAACAAACTCATTCTCATCTTCTGATAAATCATCATTAAATGGGATGTCAATCTCCGCACTACGTACGAGTTCGGGACGTGCAGCTGAATCCACAGCCACGCCCTGTGTAGAATTTATAGCATTCTCAGGCTTGTTTAAATTTTTGTCTTTTACACAATTTCCAAACATTTATTTACAAGATCACTGCGTATGTTTATTGCAGGTCAGGTCGTATTTACAGTGGGTGACGAGCCCTCCCCTAAATAGGGGTACCAGACGAGGCTGGTATCTCAATGTGCAAAGCCATACAAAAATACATGAAACACGAAATATACAATCATAGGTAACCATATACACATAGACCTTTTTGCTACCATCAGAAGGTTAACTGGGAATCAGTTTCACGACTTGATTGGGTCGGGTTGAATGGCACACGTATCGTATGCCACATTCCAATTCCACCAGCCTCATCTACTAGTTCATAACCATGAGGGGTTAACAACACAGCTAAAATAGGTGTCATTGGCTTGATGGTATTGAGGGCCCGCAACTGTCTCCTAAGTTGCGCTCGCCCTTTTCTTCGCATATTCTGACAATATGAATCTTTAATCTCAACTATCAGATAATGCGGTACACCTTGTATTGGTTTGACAAACAATATGTCAACTTCACCAAAATCTTGGTGTAAGAAGACAGCATTCACACATAAAATTGTCATCTCAACTTCTGAGAAGGCTTTCATGTATAAATCACTCTCTTCATGACCAGACTGACATTGAAATTCATAATCAATGAATTCAGCTGGCAACTCCTTTTCGATGTAGCGCCTCTTCCATTCACGTGCTCT